CGCCGTTCTACTGACGCGTCGTCATACCCGATATTGGACAGACGCTTGAGGGCGTGACGTTGCAGAAGATCCGCGAGTGGTGTCCTCCTTCGCAGCTTCGAGGGGGATCGTTCGAGTCAGCGTGGGACTCGAAGCTTCGCGTTCTGCGGTTCGAGTGCGGCTCCTGGTTCCAGTTCCTTTCCAACGACCAGGACTTGGACAAGTTCGGTGGCGCTGCTCTTCACCGGATCCATTACGACGAGGAGCCCCGCGAGGACATTCGCAAGGAGTGCCTGATGCGCCTCATCGACTACGGGGGGGATGAGGCGTTCACGATGACCCCGCTTCTTGGGATGTCGTGGACGTTCGGGGACATCTTCGAGCCGTGGGAGCGAGGGGTCCTGAAGGATTGCACGGTCGTCACCGTCGACATGGACGACAACCCTCATTTGAACGAGGAGACAAAGGTCCGGGCCCTTCAAGGGTTGTCGTCGGAGGAGCGCCAGGCACGCAAGTCTGGTCGGTTCGTTCACTTCGCCGGCCTGATCTACCCGGAGTTCTCAAAGGAACGGCACGTCATTCCGGAGCTTGAAGAGCTTCCGGACGGTGTGACGGTCATGACTGGGATCGACCCGGGGATTCGTCATATGGCCGCCGTCGTCTTTGCCTACGTTGACTTTGACGATCGTCTGGTGATCTTCGACGAGATCGCCCTCCAGGGATCGACGGTTTCAGGGGTGTGCGAGGAGTTCCATCTTCGGTGTACGAGATGGGGGATCACTCCCCGGTGGAACGTGATCGACCCTGCTGCACGGAACCGTTCGGATCAGACCGGGCGCGCGACCCAGGACGAGTATCGAAAGCATGGTGTTGTGACGATCCTTGGGCAGAACTCGCATGAGGCGGGGTTCAACGCCGTCAAGGAGCGACTTGAGACGGACCGTCTCGTTGTCACTGCGAACTGCGAGACGTTCGTCAAGCAGATCCTTCGCTACCGGTGGAAGTCTCCCCCTCGCACCGCCGAAGGGTCTGTTCCTGAGCAGCCGGTCCGTCGCGATGACCACGTTCTCGATGCGTCGCGGTATCTCGTTCTCTCGCCGATGGTGACGCCGAAGCGCAGACCTCTGCCCGAGTCGGCGACGTTGAAGGACCGTCTGCTTCGAGCGGATCTCGACTCGCTTCGCATCCAGACGGTCGAACACCCCACAGGTCCAGGCATCTTCGCCTAAAGGAGGCCCGCATGGGCGTCAGTATCGCGCTGTCCAAGCCGGCCTATTGCGCTGCCTGCTTCCAAGCCAAACCCGACGCGACGTTCGTCGATCTCGGGTCAACATATGAGGGCCCGACGTTTCGTGACGAGGGCGGGACCGTGATCACCGTAGACGACAACATCGTCTGCGAGGACTGCGTGCGTGACGCCGCTCTCGTTCTTGCGTTGCATGTCGACCCGATTCGCGAGGTCGAGATCCAGCGCGACGAGGCACGGCAGCAGGCGCGGTCGTGGCAGGACTACGCGGAGGGATTGGAGTACGCCCATTCACAGCGTCCCGAGAGCCGTCGTCTTCCCGGCCGTCCCCGGAAGGTTCCCGATCGCCCAGTGGGGGTGGAGTAGATGGCTTACGCCGAATCAGGCGGGTTCATGCGCGACGAGCCGACGAAGGCGCTCGTGGTCAAGGTCGACAGCGCTGCCGCAATCGCCCCCGGGTCCAGCTCCATCGGCAAGGTCGGACTTGACCCAACGAACGGTGTGGGGTGGAGATCGTCGAGAACGATCTCCAGAGCGGACACGAACGCGACCGTGGTTTCGAGAGCTACGGGAAAGCTCGGCGGGTGGAGCCTGTTCAACGCGAACGCCGCCGCGCGCTTTCTGAAGATTTACGACAAGGCGTCTGCTCCTACTGTCGGAACTGATGTCCCGGTCGTTACGATCGCTTTGGCTCCCGGCCAGTCTCCGAGTGTTGAGATGACCGCCGGGATCGCGTTGGCGAATGGTCTCGCGTTTGCGCTCACTACTGGTGTCGATGATCTCGATACCGGGGCGGTCGCGGCAAGAGAAATCCTGGTCAACCTGTTGTACGTGTGATGACCGTCGCTTTGGTCGCGGCCCTCGTGGTCGTGGTTCTGGGTTCTTTCTGGCTCCTTGACCGTCGGGATGAACGCTCCCGCGTGGAGCGCGCCGAACTCCTGAACCACTTGCAGGGAGAGCGCATGCCCTCGTCCCCGGAGAGATGGATCCCTCGGCCTGAGCCTGAACCGGACGAGTTCACGCGCGTCGGCGTGATCGAGAGCGACGAATGACGATCGACGAGCTGAAGAAGAGACACGAACAGGCGAAGTCTGCGCGTCGTCGCTTTGAGGCGGTGTGGTCGATGAACTGCGCGTTCTTCGAGGGGGAGCAGTGGACCGCATGGGCGGGCGGGAAGCTGTACAAGCCCCAGCTTTCTGCTGATCGAATGACGATCACCGATAACCGGATCCAGCCTGCGGTTCGGACGGAGGTCGCGAAGCTCACGAAGCACCGGCCGACGTTCACCTGCATTCCGCGTACGGCAGGTGACGATGACATCGCCGCTGCGGAGCTGGCCGAGCAGATCCTTGAGTATCAGTGGACGCATCTGGAGATGCAGGACCGGTTCCCTCGGGCGCTCTTGTGGTCTCGAACTGCGTGCGCTGGGTTCCTGAAGGTGCTGTGGGACAAGTCTTTGGGGGAGGGCGCTGAGGTTCTTGTCGGTCCTGATGGTGAGCCTTTGACGGGTCAGAACGGTCGTCCGATCACGGAGGACATCGATCCTGAGCAGCTTGCCCAGCAGTTGGGCCTTCCCCAAGGATCGATCAGCCGCAAGGCTGTCAACCAGGGCGATATCCGCGTTGCGGTTCGGTCGCCGTTTCAGATCTTTCCCGACCCTCTCGCGGAGACGTTCGCGGACATCGAGTGGCTGATCGAAGAGTCGATCGTCTCCTCGGACTACGTGGAGGATCGGTACGGGAAGAAGCTCGATCCTGACACTCCCGCGAACCCGGGGATCGTCCAAGCCCAGCTTGGATGGCAGAACTCGGACGCGGGCGGGTACAAGGGCGTCAAGGTCTTCGAGTTCTGGCGTCGTCCGTGCAGACAGTACCCGAAGGGGTATCGCGCGACGTGGGCCAGAGACGAGATCCTTGAGCAGGATAAGGCTCCGTTCGATCCGATGCCGTACGTGATGTTCTCGGGGATCGATGTTCCGGGACGGTTCTGGCCTACGTCGATCACGGAACAGCTTCGCGATCCGCAGACGGAGCTGAACAAGACGAAGTCTCAGCTCGCGGAGAACCGCAACCGGGTCGGGAACCCCACGGTCCTCGCATCTCGTCAGGCGATTGGTGACCCGGACGAGTTCGAGCGGCAGATGTCCCAACCCGGTGGGGCGTTGTATTACGACGACACGTCCCCGAACGCGACCCCCGCATATCTCCAGGCCCCGGAGATGCCGCAGTACATCGATCGGCTCATCGATCGCATCGAAGCGTCGATGCAGGAGATTTCGGGGCAGCATGAGGTTTCTTCAGCTCAGGTCCCAGCCGGGGTAACGGCAGCCTCGGCGATCAATCTCCTCCAGGAGGCTGATGACACCCGGCTGGGACCTGCGATCACCGACATGGAGCGCCAGCTCGCGGAGCTTGGTCGCAAGATCCTTCGGTTGGTCGCACGGTTCTACGACGATCAGCGCACGATCGCGCTGGCCTCAGAGAACGACGGGTGGATGGTCGTGGACTTCCGGGGGCAGATGCTCCGCGATCACACCCATGTCGAGGTTCAGGCGGGGTCGACGATGCCGCGTTCGCTTGCTGCCAAGCAGGCGTTCATGGAGTCGATGCTGACGACGTTCCTTCAGAACGGCGTTCCTCTGAAGGACAAGAATCTCGCGAAGTACTTCCGCGACTTGCAGATCGGCGGGGCCGAGCATCTTGTCGACGAGTTCTCTCGCAACGAGGAGCAGATCCAACGCGAGAACCGCCAGTTGACGTTGGGTCAGATGCTTCCGGTCAACGACTGGGATGACGACGAGGCCCATATCGAGGGGCACACGGACTTTCAGAAGCAGCTTCGGTTCGAGCGTCTTCCTCCCCCGCTGAGAATGCTGTTCGCCCAGCATGTGCAGGCGCATCGCGACCGTCTGGCGGACCAGCAGTTCGCTGAGCAGCAGTTGCAGATGATGCCCGAGCTTGCGCAGGCGGGGCAGCAGTTGCAGTTGACGGCGGCGCAGGGCCGACAGCAGATGGCCCAGCGCGACGAGATGCACGCACAGCGTGTGCAGCAGGGCGACGAGATGCACGCCCAGCGTCTCATCCAGGCGTCCCAGCGCCCGAACGGCCAGCAGTAATCCATCACAAAAGGAGCGCACCGTGGCACGCACCAAGGCGGCAAAGACCGCCGAGAAGACCATCGACGAGAGCCTTCGCCATCTCGAACTCTCAGACGCCGAGAAGGACGCGCTTCAGGACGGGATCGCGGTCAGAGCCCGCGAGGCACGCCCCGTGAAGCTCGACCATTACACCAAGCGTGATGACTCCGACGTCCTGATCGGCCAGTTCTGCCGGATCGAGAAGGGCGACCATGCCGGCGAGATCGGCACGTTCACCGGAGTCGAGACCGATGACTCTGACGGCTACCCGGAGAGCATCTACGTCCAGCTTCGTGCCACGGGCGTCTCCGTCGTCGTGGACTACGCGGACATCTCTCCGGTGGAGTGGTCCGGCCGCTAGATCTTTCATCCCAGCGCGAATGTCGCGCTCAGTAGCAAATCAAGCAGACGCCAGGGAATCGCTACAGCCATAGGGCCAGGGGCGCCAGATTCACAGCGTCAAGGAAGGAGCACTCGTGGATCCCACGAGCACAGCCGTACAGCCTGAGGGCCAGGGCGGCGCAACCGGAGATACCCCTTACCGGGAATATCTCGACCGCATTCCGGAGGAGCTTCGCGACCAGGTCGAGCCGGTCTTCAAGGACTGGGACTCGTCGGTGACGAAGCGGTTCATGGACGCATCGCAGTATCGAAAGCAATGGGAGCCCTACGAGCAGGTTGGGCTCAATCAGTACGACCCGCAGGATCTCGCGGGCCTGTTGGAGTTCTCGAAGATGGCCGGAGATCCGGCCCAGTACCGGTCGTGGCTTCAGGAGCAGGCCCAGCAGATGGGGTTGCTCGGTGAGCCCGAGCCGGAGTTCGATGACTCCTTGATCGACCCATCCGTCTCTCAGCTCTTGGAGAGACAGATGAATCCGGTCAGACAAGAACTGGATCAGTTGCGCGAATGGAAGTCCCAGTTCGAGCAGCAGCAGGAACAGCAGGCGATCCGCTCACAAATGGACCGTGAGATCGAGTCTCTGAGCAAGGAGCACGGAGAGATCGACAGCGACATGCTCGCAGCGTTCGCTTCGAGATATCTCGAACAGGGTCCACAGCAGGCGATCCGTTCCGCTTTCGATGACATGCAGAAGTGGCGTGGTTCTATCGAGCAGTCCCTTTTGAGAGGGAAGCTCAACCAGCCGGGCATGGGGGAGACGGGTTCACCCGATTCTTCCGTTGAGGCACCGAAGACGCTCCAAGAGGCCCAGAAGGCCATGGTGGAGCGCCTGAACGCACGCCAGTCCATGTAGCACCGGTCTGCGGCCATCCCTCCCTGACCAAAGGAGTGGCCTATGGCTACGACCACCGTCTCGTCTTTTGACGCAGACCTCAAGGATGTATACGGC